CCTGTGCCGAGAATGTCACCTGTTGTCTGGTTGAAAGTCGGGCCGAGCGCCTCCATTGTTGTGTAAATCGAGTTGAACCGGTTAACAACATTGTTAGCGCCCTGCGCCATGACCATCGCCCCGGCCGCTGCCGCATACATGGCGGGAATGAAAGTTGCCAGGAATTCAGACGTGCCCATGATGACCCAGTGGACCATTCCGCCCAGGCTGGCCATTCCAGCGGTGGTCACAAACGAAGCAGCGGTCGCCCCCAGCATGCCACCGCCGAACCTGCTTGCCGCTGCCGCCCCGCCCATCATTTCCGTGCCGGCATGGTTAGTGTTCATGGCTAGCTGAAGCATCTGCAAGCCAAGCTGACCGGAGAAAGTGTCAGCGTCATGGAGACGGGTAGCGTAATCCGCGAGATACGCCATGTTGTCGCTTAGCGCGGACTGGTAATTGCGTTCCGCGACGGCGTTACGCATAGCTGCCAAGGCCAGGTTAGTGTCCATTGACAGGAGGTTCGCGTCAGCGCTTCTCATCCGGTCAGCGGCGGCGACATATTCGTCGAAAGCCTGCCGGGTGTTGTTAATAGCGGACGCTTCCCGCATCGCGGAGACAGCCAGGCCAGTGTCAGCGCTGGTCAGTTTGATAAGTTCCTGCTGGGCTCGCTGAGCGGCGAGGGAAAAAGCGTTAAGAGCGTTCGATTCAGCGGCCACACCACCGGTACCTGCGCCGGTAGTTCCCGTCGTTCCACTCGCACCGACGATAGGTGACGATCCGCCGGACTTTTCGGCTCTCGTGGCAGCAGTGAGAGTCCTCGTCGCGGAAGTCAGATCGCTAGTAGCCGAGATGAGACCGGTGGTCGCGGGAATCAGCGGTACGGTTGTGGCGTTCAAAGCTGACGTAACGGTGGCCAGCCTGCTGGTCTCGGGGATCAGCGGCAAGGTCGCGGCGTCCAGCGCACCAGTCACAGAAGTCAAAGCTTCCGTGGCCGCGAGCAAAGCAGGGTCACCGGTAGTCCCGCCGCCCAGCCCCCCCTGATCCCCACCGGGAATGTTTGTGCTGCCAGGCACAATAATCTGTTTAACGACCTGTGTGGCCGCCTGCACCACCTCAGGGTTGCCGATCGTCTCATATTTGACGGTGACGGTGATGACTTTAGAATCCGGTAGTGCTTTGAGGGCGGCGTTAAGCTCATTGACTTTCGTGATCGAATCGCTGACGGATTTCTGAAACTGATTGTTTACCGTGATGGCAGCCTGAAGGGCGGTGACATACTGGGAAACGTCAGCGCCGAAATCCTGATTAACTTTTGGCAGGTCTACCAGACAATCACCTCCTCATAAAAGAAAAACCCACACGTCACCGCAAAATGGGTGCCATGTGGGTCATGAAAGCTGACATGGCGGCTCTGGTGAAACCGCCGTCACGGATAAGATCATCAGTGGTGGGCTGCATATACGGATGCTTAGGAACATAAACTTCTTTCATAAACCAGCTACCCGCACTGTTAGTCCAATGCATGAACCTATTATTGTTAGGCCACGTGAAACCGCCGAACTCCTGAATAGCAGCATACTTAGCGGTCGCGCCCACTGAGGCTGTCGCACGGATACCCCCGAAAGCTGGCCTCCGCACAATAGAACGAGCCAGATTACCCGTCACATAAGCAGGTGGACGGCCACGGGTAGCTTTATAAAACTGGCCGTACCCATGTGAGGTTTGACGGAGAGTTTCATACGTTACACGGCTCTGGAAAACTTCCGCCAAACCATCCGCAATGTCGGAAGCTGAACTGGCTACTGTGCCGAGAAGAGACTCCCAGTAAGCCACATTTTCTTCGGGAGTCATGATGAAGCCTCTCTTAGATGGCCTTCTTCTTCTCCATGCGGGTCAGCAATTCCGTTAGAGCCGGGACGGCGTAACGTTCAGCGACTCTGCTCGCCTCATATTCGGAAGCGAAATCACGCAACGCCTGCTTGCGGACATTATTGCGGTTCAGGTAAGCCTGCTCATAAGCATCCGCCAAGTCAGCGATATATGGTTTAATCCACCACGCTTTATGAACACCATTCCAGAAAGGTTCACCATCCACCTGGATACCCAGCGGGTTAACCTCCTCCATGGAGGAACATTTCGTGGTGATAACCGGGGTGCCGCACGCCTGCGCTTCCACGATCGGGATACCGAAACCTTCCCCGAAAGAAGCAGCCGACAAAACATCAATAGCCCCATACCATTCCGCCAGATCAGAAGGAAGAACCAGACCAGAATGGTAACGGTACTGGTCAACCACCCTGATCCTATCGACAATCCCCAGGTTCTCCGCTATCGCTTCAAGATCCTGCCCACCGTCCTGATGAACACCAGTGTGCAAAGTGAGAAGAGAATCAGGATGTTTCTCATTGAACTTAGCGAACGCGAGCATCTGCTCCGGGAGAGCCTTACGGATAGCGTCATTGTTCGCACCGTTAATGCCGATCACGAAATCGTCACCCAATTGACAGGAATCCCTGAGCGCCTGCCTGTCCTCCGGTGGTTTGAAAACATCAGTTTCGATAGCGTGAGGCCAGTAAACAGGATCAAACCCGGCATCCTTGAACCGGTCGAAACCAAACTGGCTCATTGCGATCAACTGTGCGCCAGAAGCTTCAATCACACCCCGGTCAGCTTGCGACATGGGACGGCAATCCGCTGGCAGCCAGTGAGCAATCGGTATGTCCCGCAGAATATTAGCGTCCAGAACCCACACGTCACCCAAAGTGACAACCAGGTCAGGTTCTACCGCCTTGCAATGTTCCCCGAGAGACGTGGAACAATAACCTGCCCCGAAACCGGGGAGAATCGTGATACCTTCCCACTGGGTGGGTGCGCCTTGCAAACCCCAGTAGGAACTGATAGTAACCTGATGTCCCATGTCCCGGAGAATACGGGTCCAGATTTTAGTCTGAACACCGTACCCCGATGGTGCCCACGGACAGCATGAATGCCAAATTATACGGCTCATTCGCGCCTCACCTACTGCGATTGTTGACTATTTCCTGGATTTCTTCCTGAGCCTGATTAACTGCTTCCTCGATAAGAGGGAACCATTCAAGCTGCGTGATAGAAAGCTCACCCACCTGCTGAGGTGTCCAGCCGTAAGCTTTCGCGTAGAAACGGTAAAGCGTTATCAGCGGCGGGTAATGGGCCGGCAGTTTCGGTCTCATAGCCGGGTTACCCGGATGGTTGAAATCCCAGACGATCCCTACTCGGATGTCTTGGACGGCCCTTTTGGGTTCTCAACTACGACGCCGGAAACCTCATCCACAAGAGGCTGCACTGCTTCCGCGAGAGCGTTGTAATCTTTCAGGGACATTTGCTCACCCAGATAAGATTCTTTATCCTCAATGAAATCGTTCTGCGACGGGACAGGAACCGGGTAACTCCACTTAGTGATGATGTTGCACAGCAGGGCGTTCCTGACCGTGTTTGTCATCGCGAGGGCGTAAACCTTGATCTGGTCACCGCTGATTTCCTGGGAAACCGCTGCCTGCGCGGCGAACTTGTCTTTCGCTTTAAGATCTTCCCGGTATTCCACCCACGCCCCGGAAGGGAATTCAATCTTAGCCATTCGCGCTCCTGTTAGTTTCCTTTGATTCGACACCTTGTATGATGCTCCTCATGGAGACATGGCTTCCCGTGCCCGGCTTTAGTGGATATGAGGTGTCTGACCTTGGCCGTGTGCGAAGTTCACGCGGTCATGTTCTACGGATTCTCCGTGGAAGTGTGGAACCGGCCGGATATCGAAGAGTTGCCCCTGTGAGAGATGGCATTCCATACACACGTCGAGTGCACGTCCTGGTTGCAGCGGCTTTTCTGGGGCCTTGCCCTGATGGTCAGGAAGTACGCCATCTTGATGGCGATAAACTAAATAATTGCCTCGACAACCTGATATATGGCACACGCTCAGAAAATAATCTGGACACTGTGCGCCATGGTCATCATAAAAAAGGCTTGCCGAAAACTCATTGCTCACATGGACATGAGTACACGCCGGAAAATATTTACATGCATAAGAAAGGTGACTCGTTTTTTCGTGAGTGTCTTACTTGCCGCAGTCAACGCAACCGCGCTTCCGTTCAGTAAGTGGGGGTGGCGTTAACCAGGGTCATAGTCCCCGGGCCAAGACCACCGGAACCGCCAACGTCAGTTGAGTTAGCGACACCCTCAAAGGTGTTCATGTAGCCGATAAGGGCTTTAGACCGGTTAATCTTCGACTTGATGTTGGCGGCCTGCGAGCAAGTGAACGTCAACGTGAAAGGTGTACCCGAGTTGGGGATACCCGTGTTAGTGGTGACGATCTGCATTGGCCCCTGAGCGTTAGAAAGCATCAAGTCAAGAGGCGTTTCAGTGGTGGTCGGGTCCCAGTTAATAGTGCCGTCCACGTTAAGAGGCCCACGGGCGATAACCAGAGGTGTCTGCGTGCCCTGAACAGTCCAGTAAACCTGTGTTGTCCGCTTGAAACTGAACGAAAATTCACCGATCTGAGTGTTGTTCGACCCCAGAATACTGACCGTTGAGTTCCAGTTAGGGATAGGGCGGCTGTTAGTCGTAATGTTAGTGATCGGGCTAGTTGAAACCGTTGACAGCCACGAGTCACCTGACATTTTAATACCGAGGATCTGCTCCGCGTTCCCGGAAAAGTCCATCTGCTTAAGGACGGAAGACGGATAAGCGCGGGCACCCGCCGGGTTAAGAGTCGAGGAAGGGAACGTAACCCCGCCGACTGTCGCACCCGAGAATACGTTAACAATGTTGGTTACGTCCGTGAATGTGTGGGTGGGCGGCTGCGCGCCGTAGAAACCCCCGTAACCAAGCTGGCTGTTAAGGGCCGCGAACTTGTGAGTAAACGGTGACGTGACCGTGTGCACCGTTAGCGGTGTGCTGTGCGCAAAACGCAGCGGGTTAGTCGCGAACGTGACCGAAGTGGCAGCGGTGCCGCTGACGGTAACCACTTCAGCAATCGCGCCGCTATCAATCTGGACGGACGCGCCCACACTGTAAGCGACAGGCGGTGCACCCGTTACCGTGATGACGGTGCCGCCGACCGGCAAAGAACCCGAAGTGGTCAGCGGGCTGGCGGGAGCGCTGCCCACGGTGGACAAGTCACCCATCAGATTGTCCATGAAGTAACCATGGGAATCCAGGAAGTT